GAGTAAAGTTAACTTTATCAATCTGAGTTCTAGTTTGTGTAGCAAAAGCAGTATCACCTTGACCTGCGATTGGAACTGTGTTAATATAACCAATTCGTGGTTGTATGCTAGTAGACGATAAGTTCTGATCAATCTGATATTGATATGGGAACATCATGCCTTTAGGTAGAGTATCGTTTGTAACTTGACGTGCTGTACCATAAGGATCGTTGCTACTTGCATAGTAAGCAGGATCATATTCTTTAGGAAAGATAAATGGGTTAACGAGAATGAACTTTTCAACAGCATTAGATGCTGGGTTCACTGCCGTTCCTGCGCCATCAACCAATGTGAATACATTACTCTTTGGACCAATAACTGATTTTACTTGATAGATTGTGCCATTTACAAGATTACCGTTATTTGTACCTACGTACTTAACGTGTTGACCAAATGTAATCACACCTTTTCCTGGTGCAAGTTCAAAACTTAATGGTGGTCGTAGAGTGGAATCATTAGATGCGGCGTCTGCGTTTGTGAACACGACTTTAGCAGTAATTGATTCTTGTTCTTTTAATAGATTGCTATCATATACGCCACCGTGTACCATAAGTAGACCGTCACGCTGAGTAACTAAGTTACCTGCATAGCCTCTTGGACCAATTGTAGGGCTTAGAACGTCTTCAACATCAAAGTTAGCAATAACTCTATCTGACAATGTACCTTGCTTGGTATATTGTGCTGTAGCAGATGCATAACCAAACTTAGTTGATAGATCGTGTTGCATGATTTGCTTCAGGTGATCATGTCTTGCTTTCTCTGAAACTGATTGAGAAGCAATAGCTAGACCATCGCCTCTTTGGTACATAGACATGTTGTACTTTGTTTCTGCATCTCCACCACCGGCGATATCATTTCTGAATCCGTCAATGATATAACCAACGTCTCTTTGACACTTATTCTTCACTTCACGTAAAGTAAAGTCTCTACCGTCTTTTGTGTAGATTATATCAGCTTCGTTTGTAGTAGCTGTACCACCAATAGTTTGATATGCGGCTAGTCCATTATCACCTGCATAAGCAGTTGTACCTTTATTGTATGCTGATACGTAATATGACCAGAAAGGAATCTTCGTATCATATACTGTGTCGATCAAACCACGTGAGCCTAATGAAATGCCTGATGGCGTACCACTAGTTGAGAATGTAAACTGTTGTACAAGAGTGCTTCTAATAGCACCACCACTTCTTGACCCAGTTGTAGATGCACCGTTAAATGCGGCGATTACTGAATCCAAGAGTGTAGTAATTTTTGTTACAGCGGCAGATGATAGTCCGTATGTGCTAACACCATGATCTGTAAATACTGCTTTCAGAATTGTATAGAAGTTTACTTCAAATGGCTCATTCTGATAACTTGCAGTTATGTTAGTATCATTTGATTGAACGTTTAATCCGTTCTCAAAGTTAGTTAGATTGAATTTTGTATGTGCGTCTCCGCCCCACTCTAAATCTTTACCGATGAAAGTGAACCAGTAACCTAAGTCTCTTCTACACTTGTCTCTAACACTTGCTTCTGTGTTTGAACTAATTCCTAGTAATGCGTTGTACATTCTAGCGTGTGCTTGATAGTACGTATCACCGTTAGCATCAGTTCCGTAGTCAGCAAATACGTCTGTTTCTAATTCTGTTTCGATTGCAAAAAAGCTGTCTGCAAGAATTTGTCTATCTCTAGGGAATAGATCACCTGCTAGATAATCTAGTGTTGCTGGTGCTTTACCAACAATACGATAATCGTCTAGCTGAGAGTATTGAATTGTATCGTTAACAGTTGTGTTGTCACCACGTAGTGATGTGCCTGCTGTACCAAAAGTGGATACTGGTGCTTTTAGTAAAGACTGTGTTCTACGAACAACCCCGAAGTTATCATCTTGTCCGTCTTGTCTGTTTTCCCAATAGTAACCATCGTAGTTGTCGTAAATACCGAACTTACGAATAGCAGGGTTTTGAGCCCAAGATCCAAGTGACGTTGTTGTCTTGATACCAAATGTAGCGGCGGATACTCGACCAGGCTGATATCTGAAGAAACGTTTTGATGTCAGAACTGCATTCTGGTTACGACCTGCTGTAACAAGTGCGCCAGCTTCGTTAGGAAGGTGTTTAATACCTCTAGCGAAGTTTCCAGTATCGACATATGCCGCTGGTGAACTTGACCACTCGCTTGGGTTAACATCATACGTGTTAACGTCTGCGAAGATACCAAGTGCAACTTCAGCACGTGGAATACCGAGTAGCGAAAGTGCTACTTCGGATTGAACTTTATTTTGCTCTTCAACAGGAACGGGCGACTGATCCGAAGCGAGTACGACAGGTATCGATCTAGCCGCTGGCTGTTGACCTGGACTCACTGGTGTAGTTCGACCTACGTTTACTACTGAGGAGTTGTTGTTTATATTATTAGCTATACTAGGCATATCTTAGAGTATCCTTCCTTGTGCCAACACAAATTTGTCAATTATATTTATATAGCCGCCATCACCGATTCTGAATCCTGTGGTGCCTGGGAAGTTAATTTTAATATAATTGTATGTATCATCTCCGTCAACAAAGGTATTACTTACGTATGTAACGTCTCCGATTCCGCTGGATGTGTTACCAACTGGTTGGAAGCCGTCGTGTTGAGGTGCCATCTTCACTTTAGATCCTATTGATAGGTACTTCATGTTATATACTTTGAGGGCGTAGTTTGCGCCAGATACTTCTTGTGTAGATCCAGAGACATCTACGACTCCTGTATCATACACTAGATTAACACCTGAGCCTGTAGTTGAAGCTGGGTCACGTACACCAGAGAAAGCGGCATCTGCTACTGAAGACGATGGGATTACACCTGCTCGTACTTCATGCTCATAGCTTACTGAGTACGCAACGCCTACGTGTTCTGGATTTGCATTTCCTGGGCTAGCATCATCTGTATAACCCAATTCAGTGCTACTGCGTAAGTATTTAACAGTCAAGTCACCATTAAGCTGATGTAAACGTACAACGTCTGCGGCGTTGATGTTAAATTGATACTTACCTTCAGTTAGTAGTAGACCGCCTACTGGGCTTAGTACAGGCTTATCAACAGGGTTTCCACTGTCTGAGCCAGAAGTCTTCGTTGGGAAGTCCCAGAAGTATTCTTCGCCACTAACAGTATCTTTAGCGATAAGGAATGTATCGAATAATAGATTAGAAACACCACCGTTGCCGTTATCATCTTGACCGTCTGTCTGAGTTAAATTATAAGCTACACCATTTTCTTGATAGACATAAACTGGTGATGCTACATCTTGCGATCCACCACCTATAACATATCCGTCTTTAGTGTAAAGACTAATTGAATCGTATTCTGAGTTTAGAATGTCTGGTGTAGGTAAGAATTCGTCTGCTGGTCCAATCAAAACATTTGGAGAAGATAGAATAAACTTCGATCCGTAAATAAACAGACCAGAACCAACATTCTCAATAATGTTATTTGTAATAACGCCTCTATCTGTTACCGAGACATCGATGTAATCAGTAAAGTTTTTAATCGTGTTAGATGTGATAATAGTATTTTTACCAGTATCAGCAATAAGAGGGCTGTAGTCATACCTATCAGTGTTACCGCTGTTTCGAATTTCCCCATTTGTAAATCTGAACTCTTTTGAGTCTGTTGCATAGATACCGCCACCGATGACATTTGTAATTCGTACTTTATCGAATAGCGGTGCAATTGCGCCTCTACCAAAGTTTACTGCATAGTTTGCTGTAGAGTTACCATTCGCTGTAGCATCTGCAACTAAGAATTGATTAGAAGCATCTCCATCAAGATCAACACCTGATATTGTTATGTTTGTAGCATTTGTCGATGACGCTGATGCAATCATTGTTGTAGCTGGAGTTGATCCGCCACCTGACCAAGGTAATTTCTTTAACTTAGTAATAAATGGTGTACCGTTAATACCGAAGTTATTTGGTACATTGATACTACTCATAATATAAGTTTTAGCATTTAAGTCAATAGCTTTTCTACCAACGTTTGCGTTTGCAGTTATTGCGTCTTGAATATTTGCAGTGTCGTTGTGACAGATATCTACTGTTCTGTTTGAGTTTACCCAAAGATATGAACCAACGTCACCTAACGTAAGATCAATATGAGTAGTAGTAACGCTCTTAGCTCTAATGTACGTATCAACCCATCCTCTTAGAGGTGCAACTGGTGCTATCAATGGGAAGTGAATTGCTTTAGTATATTGATTTGTGTTTCTATCTCTACTTTGATCACTTTCACCAGGTGCGTTTACATCGTCATCGTGCCAAGATTGGAAGTCTAGATTATAGTAATCATTCCAACCATTGTTTTCGCTAATATCTTTGTAGCCCAGAACTGCAACCAGATGATGATCTGTTTGTGTTGGTAACTGTCTGTAGATTGCGATAGATGTTCCAGCAGTAGGTGTTTGACCTAGAGATAAGCTAATAAACTTATCAGGCGCAAACTTGTTTCCTACAAAGCTTGATAGCAAGTGATCACTAGTTTCACCCTCTTCGATTTCAATACCGATAGTGACTGCATCTAGTGACTGTGCAATCTCACCTGTAATATCGTTAAATTCTGCAATTTTATATGAGAATGTAGCAAGTGTTCCAGTTGTAGTAAGACCTTGNGCTGTTACTGAGAAAGAAGAAATCTGTCTTTCAGCGGCTAGAATAGTAGATGAGTCCTGTAAACTTGCACCGTAAATTCTAAGTCTTTGACCTATATTGTAGTTACCGCTTAATGTGATATCGCCAATTCTAACAACATTTGCTTGTTCTTGCTGTACAGTGTCATCACCACTAGCTAAGAATAGACCAGTTGTTCCAGAGAGACTATCTGAAGTATTACCTTGATCGAATGTCGCAGTATAGCGAGAAAGTTCTGTTGGAAATCTTTCTGTAATTCTAGCATCTGCTCTGGCATTTGTAAAGTATAAATTGGTACCTTCACCCAGATCAGTTGTTGTGATGATACGTGCATTAGTACCAGCAACAGTGTTTTGATAAATGATTCTTGGAGTACCACTATTAGCATCCCATCTCATAAATCCTGTATCGTTATCTAAGTCAGATAACTTCAGTTTATCTTGAGTAGCTAGTGGATCAAAGAATGCTGGTCGGTTTTGCTGATTATTCCAGTCTAGGTAATAGTCACCTCCATAATACGCACTCTCGTACCACAGTTTTGTAGCACTTAGACTGTTAGGCGTATCAAGCCCATTATTATGTGCATTTAAAACGTTAACAAGGGTTTGACCTCTAGTGCTTAACGTAGCTTCACTTAAAATGTTTAGCTGAATGTTGTTCCATGTGATGTGTTTAGTTGTACCTAAATCACTATCACGCAAGACAAACAGATCACCATTTGATGGTGTCGTTAACTCGGATAGGTCGATAAACTTTACTGCCATTTCTTTGCCTTTATAGGTTAATCTTTATCTTATTTATTAACAATCGTTGCAAGAGCATTTTTTGTTTTTTAATTCTTCAACTTCAGCCTTTAATTCTTTAATGGCTTCGATAAGTAGTGGAACAATGCCTTCATATCTTACTGCTAAACTATCGTCAACATCGTACACTACTTCTGGCAGAACTGCTTGCATCTCTTGCGCAATGACACCTGAAATTCTTGTATCTGGTTTTGTTTTATAGTTGAAAGTGTATCCGTTAATAGAATCCACTTTGTTTAATGCATTATCAATTGTTTGAATATTTTCTTTTAGGTTGATATCGGAGAAACTATGAAACGCTGTAATATCATCGTCTGATCGAATAGGTCCTTTAACATCTAGTCTACATGCTCCGCCTGCGACAACATCTTCGATCTCAACAGGACCGTAGAAATATGANCATCTTTTTTATGACTTGCAGAATTCACACCATCTGCATATATATCCATCTGCCCTTCGACTCCATCTAAAGAGCCTTGTAAGAATGTATTTCCTGCTGTACCTGCGCCACCAGAAAGTCTACACTGTGTTACAGTCAAATTAGCAAATTGAGGATCTGATGTTGTTTTAATCTGCTGAATAAGCGATATTTCACCATTAGCAGAATCCATAGAAATACTCTCATCAGTAAAGCCAAATGCCGCACGAATATTAGTATTTGTAGCAAATTTATTAGTAGTTCCTTCGCTGATATCATCACTGTCAAATTGTATAGCGCCGTTAACGTCATTTAAACTATTAACGATACCTGCAACCGATGCTGTACCAGTGAATGTAGCGTTTGTTCCGTCAGTACCATTTTGTAGAACGATTGTACCATTAGGAGCTTTAACATCACCAATCAGATCGGCTGTTAGTCCGTTAGGAAACACACCAGACGTTGGAAGAATACTTGCATCAAGTGTTAGACCTGTTGCTGTAATAACATTAGTGTTTTCGTTGATGGTAAGTGCTTTTGAACCATCTGCATTTGTAATACTAAATCGGTTTGCATGATCTGCGGTGATGATCCAGCTATCAGCTTCATTGCTATCAGCAAATGTGAGTGTAGTGTTTCCTGTGCCATCATTACCGATAGTTAGTTCACCGTCAACATATGAATCGCCTTCAAGTCTAGTTTCGCCGTTGATAGTAACAAGATTAAAGCCTAGTGCAGTGTTGTACGGATTGATTACATCAGAAACAACATTTGCAGTTGAAATGATATCACCATTAATCCATAGTGAAGCACTAGGGTTATCAGTAATCGTTCCGCCTAAACTAGCAGTGTCAGCTACAGCGGAGATGAGTTCGTTTGTTCGGTCTTTCCAAACTCCGAATGTGTTAGTATTAACAATGGGTGTTAAAGTTACGCTCATAGCTGTTCTTCTCTTTTACAAATATGTAGAGTTTTCTCTAGGTGAATAAATGCCTCTTCTAGTCTATTTATTCTTTGCTCTAAGCCGTCTATGTACTTATCACGCTCTCGCCTTTTTTTGGCTGCCTGATAAGCTCTTAGATCAGCATTCACAATCGCTTTGTCTTGTCTTACATATTTCTGTGTCATGTTAGTGCAATCGCTCTATAGTCGTTTATGTGAGCAAAGATGTGTACGTCTGGCGTAATACCAGATAGTCCCTGCGCAATCATCTCATCGCCTGTTGCGTGTCTCATAATAATTCTGACTTGGAATGAAGTGTACTTAATGTCATATGTAGTTTCATTCAAGTCATATTCAAACTCACGATAGTCTCTGATATTAGAAGCATTTGAGAATAGTATGTCACCGCCAGATGCTTGATCTAGTGATATCCAACCACTATCAGAATCCATATCTTCAGGATACACAAACTTCGCTTGAACGTCAATCATAGTACCTGGTGGTCTATATGCAGATAGAATAACTTTCAGACCGACTGCATCGATTTCATCTTCTAGTATAACCTTTTTAGACACATAAGAAGAGGAGTCGTTAGCGACATTTGCAATCTTATACTGATAAGCATTTACTGTAGAGAGATCATCATCGATAATAGGTGATGAAGTTGTATAGCCGCCATTGTTTAGTCCGACTTTAACTACAAATGATTGCGCTTCAGCAGTATTTGGGTCAGCATTTACAATGTTAGATGTAGAATTAATCTTCTTCACACCATTTGTTAGATACGTTGCATCATTGCTTGGTATAGCACGATATGTACCTTCGCTATCATCATTTTTAAGTTTAAACGATGTGAACGTTCTGGATGTGTTACTCTGATAAATCATTGGTTGGAAGTAAGATAGTGAAATATCATCTACACTTACAACTGTTGCAGTACCAGTACCCTCTGTACCGTAAATCACATCAGTCGCTACGAAATGTTTAGTTACCGAAGCAGAAGATTCTTTTAAGTGTATAACGTTTGGATTACGTCTATCCCAATGTGAAACTTTACCAGCGACAGCTAATTGAATAGATGCTAATGCAGTAGATGCGGCATCTAAGAATGCTGAAGGTGGGGTGTCAAGAATAATCACCGTACTAGCATTCGTTTCTGTCAAGGTAAGTACTTTTGCTAGGTGCTTATGAGCGCCTTGAGTAATTAAAACGTAGTCTCCTTGAGAGAAGTTAACTGTAGTCTGAGGTATTGTAATAGTTTGTGCTGTTTGAATATTATCTGTATATCCTGTAGTTGGTGCTACAGTTCCAGCAAGCAAGTTGTATCCTGTCCAAGTTACTGGATATGTGACATTACTCTTTGTAGTATAAACTAGCTCATCAATAGAGAATGTATTAGCTAATCCAGATAGTGATAAGAATTCCATTTTCTTAGGAACAAAGTCTACTGATCCAGATGATCCAGCAAACTCAAGTCTATTTAACTTGAACTTAACGTCTTCATCTTGGTAAGACTTCCATGCTTTGTTGTTTGTTGAAGTAAAGAGTACGCCGTCACCCCAATCGTGTGTTACAGACAATCCACTCTGCAAGTCTGTTCCACCTACTTTAGATGTGAAGACTAGATAGTTTGGATCTAATGCATCAGGTGCTACGACAATCGCATATTCTTTTTCAACATTTAATCTTAACGGGTTATCGAAGATAATGTTAGTTGCAACAGAAGCATCGTCTGATAGACTAACTTCGCTTGGCTTAAGATGCTTCTTACCAAATGGTAGAACTGCTTCTGCTGGATAGCCGTTGATAACTTCACGCATCTCAATAGTCACACCGTTTGTTGTGACATCAGCCATACTACTTTGCCCATTTGCTCTTGCTTTGAAGAAGAGATCGACATCTCGTATAAAGATTGATGTTGCGCCTCTAGCCATGCCACGCTTCACAAAGAACGTCTGTGAGAGCGGGTCACGGTTATGGACTAGTAATCCATCAGCAAAATATGTATTGTTGCCATCTAAGATAAAGTTAAAGACTTGTTGCTCTTTCTCATCTGTATGCCATTCAATAGTTTCAACTGTTATGTAATCACCTTGCTCTGTAAGGATTTCATCACCGACTGCTAAGTCTCCAACCATGATTGACTCAAGGTGTGGATAAGCAACTAGTGTGTCATTCATACGTGGGGCTTTCCAACCATCTTTAGTAAAGACTGGATGCTCTGGTGTACAGAAAGGACCGCTTTCATTGATGCCTACAAGATCACGACCATTTAGTGGTGGGTGATCAAATTCAAGCACAGTGTTGATTGAGCCGTCTTGACCGATAAGCTTTTCACCGATTTCAACTTCTTCAATCTTCTTCTTCGCACCATCTGCTAGAGAAACGATTGTGCCTGCTACGAAACATGACTCCCATCCTTCTTCGCCAGGATTAGGGTCAGGTCTCGGGTTAGGTATAAAGCGAGATGTTGTGTTATGAGTTGTAGTAACAGTTTCATCAACATCAAATGATGGTGTTCTAGTTGTTGTTGTCAACTCAGTTTTACCCACATCGAAGTTGTATCCTCGATATGCACCTTTTGCACGTGATGTACCACCAGAAGATATACTTGAATACTGGTCTACGTCTGCAACTCTAACTTCATGTTCACCTACGAAATAAGTGCTTTCTGGAATTTCGAAGACTGCGGCTAATACACCAGAACCATCTGTTCTAATATTGTCAGTGTAAGTTCCTACTGGATACACTTGTCTAGCAGTTACACCCGTGGCAGTACCACGTGTAGTCGAATTCGAAATCAATGCGCCAGGTCGTACAAGACGATCTACATTTTCTTCGTCAAAGAATAAGTGGTGAACTGTATTAGCTCTTAGTCCTGTTACGTAAATTTGCACTAAGCGTCTTTGTAAATAAGGTCTAAAGTTAATATCTGTTACAAACTCTCCTACTGATGCAGTGCTTTCTGTAACTTCACTTACAAGGCTTTCTGTTACAGTTGTAATAGATGTAGTTGTAGAAATAGTTCTACCGCCGCCACCATTAGTAGTATTACTACTAGTTGAAGACGAAGAACTTGAACGAGTTAATGGTACAAACTCTTGTAAGTTTTCTACTAAATCTAAAATTGGTGTTGCAATGTCAATACCAATATTAACCGCTGGGTTGTTAATAACATCATAACCAGAATCAAATTCTGGGTACAGTTGCATCTTACCTTTGTAGTTGTAAAAGTTAGATACAGCATTACGATAATCTGTTGCAAACTTCTGATCGATTACTTTTACTTTGTTACCGTCATCAGAAAGAAGCGAGATATCGGCATAGTTAGTCACATTTGAATTGCCACTTACTTCTAAGTCAATCGGGAATTGCTGTATTGAAGGTGTAGCGATACGATAGCTTTGCTCAATACTTGCTTTAAAATCTGTATCTATCATATCTGCGACTAGCAGAGACTTGAAGTTATCTACAAGAATACCATTCTTAAATCGATTATCACCATTGGCATCTGTGATCGTTAAACTTTCAGCTTCAGATTCTAACAATGATAGCGAGACTGCTTCTGTAAGTCTATCAACTTTTTTGTCGATTTGCTCAATATCACGCATTGTATAGTTGCGAGTTGAACGAGACTTGAGCCTCATTGCATTATCGCCAGTAATTGCAGTTGGTACTCCAGGGACATATAATTCGCCTAGAGTAAATACATCTGTTAAGTTAGGAAGTCTTGGATTTTCAGATCCATTGCCCTTGATTATTACAAACTCTCCTAGATCATCGATTGCGATAGCATCAAATCTAGGTAGGTAGTATTCGAAGTCTGCGATGATTGTGCCACCGTCAGAGATAGGAATGAAGTCACTAAAGTTTAATGCTGTTCTAGCACCAATGTTTTCTGCGCCTTGAGCAGAAATAGCATATGAGCCTTGAAAGCCAGCATATGGTCTAAAGTCAATAGACCCTAGCAAGCTATACACTCTACCTTCGTTAGACGAATAGTTTCTAATTAAGTTGGCGTCTACGTTTGCATAACTGCTTGCGTCAAGATATCCGTTGACTACGTTTGAAATTCTACGGAATACGATCATTTTAACTAGTAAAATATCACCAGCTTGGACCGCTGTTGCGCCACGCTTGATTGACATACTAGACTTATCGTAGTATCCGTCTTTCTGTCCACCGTTTAATGTAAATCGACCAGTCACATCTTCTGTGCCTGTGCCATCACTAGCTTGGTTTATGATACTCTCGATTTTAACAACATTAGGAAGTCCTAAGTTAGCAACGCCAGCCGATACAGTAGTCTTAACGTAAACTGTCATTTGCTGAATAGTGTCTGCGTTTGTACCAGAGAAGATTGCATCAAAGTAAACAAAGGCTGGCTCACCACTTGCTAAGATATTCGTATCGTTATACGTTATCGAGATGTCGCCGTTAGTAGTGGTGATATTAGTAATCTCTACTGAACGACTTTGACTTGTTACAAGTACAATGTTAGATGTCTTTGGTGTGTACTGAGAAGTATTAGGAATAACTACAACGTTAGTTGAGGTATTAATATTAGTTGAAGTGATAACTTGCTTTATTCTCTTAGTGAACAAAACGTTTTGAATTGATTTCGTAGTTGGGTTACCACCATTAAAGATTAATGCACTATTACGTGTGCCTCTAACAGGAATAGGTACGCCACCTGCTTGAGTAATTGGTGTGCCACCAACAAAGAAAATAGGAGAAGCTTCTTGTCCAGCAAGCTTCTCTATACCAAATACGTAAATTCTACCAGGCGAAACGCTTCTAACAAAACATGTACCAATCTTAGTAGATCCGTTTGTAGCAAATAGATCAGCTTGTGCGCCTAACGTAAATGAGTTAAGAACTACATCGTGAGCTGTATCGACAACAAAGTATTGACCATAAGAAGAAGTAATCGCTTGCTGTAGCTTAGTAGTAGTTTCGCTTTCGAAAGGAATACGTAGTTTTCTAGGAGACATGTTGATGACTTCATGTCCAAATGCGTAAGCCTTACCTGGGCTTATGACTGCATATGCAATTGGATTCTCATCAGCGTCTATTGAAGGTGTTGGGATCTGTAAGCTAACGTCTAAGCCACGAATAGTGTAGTTACCACTTTCTTCGTATGTTCTACGTGCCATTGCCTCTGCAACAACGTTAAATGCTGTAACATCTCTTAGTGAAANTTGACTACCAGATTCAAATCTAGCTATTGCAAAGAATTCTTCTGGTTCTGATCCTGATGCAACCGCAGTAAGAACTGGACGTAGTTTTAGTCTGTCTGCACCAGGTGCATTAACATTGTTAAAGCCTTGTGCGTTGTCAAGCAAACTTAAGTCTGCTCCGTACTCTACAATACTTTCTTCTACGCTAAAGCCGACTGAAACGTCATCTGGAATATTATCATACTTAGAAATAATTACGAACTGTTCTTCTACAAATATGAAGTGACCTTTTTGAAAGATGATACCTTCATCGATCTGCATACCATATGAACTGCCAGCATGATTTGAAACTGTAGCAACTGTTATTCCGTTTGTTGGAACTTCATTACCATCAGGGTCAATTAGCTTTAGCGTTTCACCTTGGTTAAATCGCTTGATCTCTGTCGTACCTGAAGTCGTAGTATTCTTATAAACGATATAGAAAGTTTTGAGATTTGGGGCACGTGTCTCAAAACCATTTTCGCCTATAATAATATCAGCAATCAGACCAGAGCCTGCGCCTTCTAGTTGAAAGTTTCTAGCTACGCCGTCATCTGTATATGTCTGTGAATATACATTAGGATCTGTGATACCAGAATCCGTGATTTTAACATAGTAGATGTCAGGTCTGTTTGAAATATTAACACCACTTATAATGGTGCCTTCTTTGTAAACATTTGAACCGAAACGTTCTACTTGATTTTGTAAGATCGTTTGTAGTTGCGTCAATTCACGTGCTTGAACGGCACGTGCAGGACGAAACAAAACACGACTAAATTGTTTTGTCTGATCAAAATCATCGAAATACGGATCAATGTTTAAGTCTGTATTAATGCCCATTTATAAGTCTTTCCTAGAAGTCAAATACGAATTTAATTTTTTCTTTTCTGTCTGCGTCTCTACTAATAGCGGCGAAGTCTACAAAGTGTAAAAGTTCACCACTAAAGGGGACGTAAGTACCATAAGTGATTGAACCACTAGAACTATTTATAGTCACAGTTTCAGTGGTTAAGCCAACTAATGTATCTTTTGCGCTTAAAGTTGCACCCAAAGTAAACGTAGAGTTAAAATCACCAGTGTAATCGACACAATATATGTACCAAACACTATTTTCTTGTTTTACTTCATGCACTCTAGCATGTATCATTTGCGTTGCTTGTTGTTCAACTAAGTATTGCCCAACATTAACGTTTGGCGCAGTTGAACCTGTAATCTTAATTTTAAGTCTGTTATCCATTGTGGTCGGGAACGTAGCATCAGAAAATGTTGGATCTTTAACTAAACCAACTTTAGTATATGTACCACTGTCTGGAATTACTGAACCACTATCTGTAAAGAAGTTTGTGATGAATGCTAATCGACTCATAAACAATTCTGAAATAGGGTCTTTACCGTGACCACCTGTTGGTGATAGAATAACACGTAAAGAAGCCGCTAAACTAGGGTCTGGATAAGTCTGTTGTAATGGNAGTGGTAAAGATATACTAGCTGTAGCGTACTTGTAACTATTACCTCTTTCATTAAAATTAANACCATTTAATGTTCCGTTTGCGTCTAGTGAACCCCATGCTATTGCGTTAGTTCCAGTCGCTACATCGTTAGTAGGTGTAATAGAAATCTTAGGTACAATATTTGCATTTGAAACTTGAGCAGAATAAGATAAAGCGGTAGCACTCTCAACAGTAATGCGCAATGTCTTATTTGTTGATAGCGCATTAGGAGTACTACTATCTAATATGTCGTACACTGCGCCATCTTCGGTAAAGCGAACATACATTCCTACATAAGCACCGTTTCCTGATCGTGGAGCAGACTCATTTGTTGTGAATACTAATGTGTATCTATTATCGCCAGACGTTGCTTGAATACTTTGCAACTTCAATATACCAGGTAGATAACCAGAGAACAATCCAGATACAGTATTTTGAATAACTATATTAGAGATATCTTCTTTAGTAGTACCTGTAACTCTAACGTCTTCGACATATGGAAGAGACGCTTGTGTTGAGTATTCTGCATATTCAGAAACAGGTATGTTAAACATGTATTTCCAAATATAGCCATCGGATGATGTTGCTACGATATTAGGGTCAACACTGTTAACAGAAGGTTTAGCTATAGACGGCGCACCATTATTATTTGATATACATTTGAATACTTTATATGGACCTTCGTTCTGTTCGCCATCTGGAACAGTTACAAACATATTAAGAGTTTCAATGTCTTCGATATCATCAAACGCATCATAGACAGTATTTTCAGCCCAAGGTATTCTATTAAACATATACTTAATATTTGAAACATCGATTTTCTTTGCAAAAATAACACGGCGCAAGAATTCTCTTTTTTCAAACTGGGAGTTTAAAATATCATTCGTCTTATCGATACTAGAACCCATGACATAGTAATTATTTTCTGGTAGGAACTCATTGATCTCTGCTCTAACAATACTAGTAATAGCTTGCTCTGTAGTATCTGTTAATGTAGAAATCAAACCCCAAATTTTAATGACATCACCTGCAACTAATGTTACACCACCTGCAATCTCAACTGTACCTGTAGTCGAAGTAAATGTGTATTGTGGAGGAACACTGTTAGCACTTAGCACAGTGTTATTATGGATAACAACAACTTGATTATGAATATTTGCTGTCGTAGCATAAGTTGTTCCTAGACCGCTATCAACAACGTAAGAATAATACTTATAACCAGTGTTATTAATTGCACTATAGGCTTCTAAACTTTCTTTGAAAGACTGAACAGCATTCTCATTTTCATTTAGAAATGAGTTATACAGTTCGTTTGTCGTTTCTACTTTAAAGTTTTCTGTTACAACTTTTGCCATTCTGGTACCTTGCTAGTCATTAATATCTTGAGTTATCGTATTTGATGAATCTATATCTAGGGTTTGTATGACAGCCACTAAGTCTCCAACAACAGTGTTAGCGACTACCGCTCCGAGTGTGCTAACATTTGTATTAGCAATCTCTTGTGCAAGCGGTTGAATGCTTAAGTCATATATTTCCATAGACGCATCTAGATCAACGTTTACGTAGTTAGTTGTATTTATGAGAGATGAACCGAACTGTTTTGTGCCCGCTGGCTGAACAACATCAGTAACAATCTCTGTATATGTTTCGGGTGCGAGTATAGATCGAATATCGAATGAATACTCTTGGTAATAATAGTTATCTGGTATTACTTTAGTTGGGTCATTTAAGAATGATGTAGTTGTCAGCCAACCAGCTTCAGTTGTTCCTGTACCCAGAACTTCTAAGTGTGAAGTCGCTACAGTTTTACCGTAGTTAGGATTATTAATAGTTACAACTGCGCCATTTGAATCTGTTGTCTTTAATAGTTTCTCATCACCAATGATATCTACTAACTCATTGTCTTCATATCTAAAGCCGGTGGTTAAGATATTAAGAGATTTGATTTGACCACGTGCAAACTCTGCCGCACCGTCAATAACAGCATTACGACCAATAGGCAGTGATAAATCATCACGTGCTACACTGAGTACATTGTAACTTTCGCCTCTGTACACAATTGGAAATTTCTTATCAAACTGGTAGAACGTGATTGGTCTAAAGTAGAAGATGTCACCATCTCTTCTTAGAAATCTTGCTCGTACTTTATAATCTTCTAGTATACCACTTTGAGTTTGTTCAACTTGAATTGTTTGCTCAAATATATCACCTGATTGGTATCCACTAAAGCGAACATCCTCAAATATAACAGCAACATCACGCTTGTCATACTTCGCAACTTCAGTTTGAGTAATTAAACTTTTAACATCTGATTGATAACCTTGACCATTGTCTGTAATAATCAAACTCTTGATAGTGCCGATATTATATGTAACAGGTTTAAACGCTTCTGCAAGTGTAGTATCTAAAGTCTCAAACAAATCTCCAGACATGCCATAGTTTATACTATCTAATCGAACATCTACAAAGTCACCGATAACATCAGGAATAAAACTAACTGTCTCAGGATCAGCGATTTCACCAATTCTATATGAAGCAGTATTATTAAACGGTGACACCGCTGTGATATATCCACTTTTAGGATATGCTGTGCCTGGATTCACGTGTGGATCACTATCGTTTATAAACTCTGCGGCTGTAATTGCAGACCAGTAACCAGTAAGATCGCCTCTTAGTCCAACAATTTTATCGATATTAGCAATTAGGTATTGTTCTATATTTACTCTAATCCAATTACGTTGAGTTGGATCTGTGAGTTCTCCATTGAAGAATTCGTTAACAGCATTATAGTCGGCGATAGTAATTGTGCCAGTGTCTGTTACGTCAAATCTTTTTCTACCATTAATATCTTCTTCAAAGAATAAATTAAGACCAGGTTCAAAGGATCCACCACTGGGATCATTGACAAATAGAGAAAACTCTGATGCAATGTCTGTACCACTAATAAGATAACCTTTATCATAGAAGTAACCATCGAACCCATATCTAAAAGGTTCTGCGTTATTCAAAGGTTTTGAATATAAAGTATTGTCTGTAGTAATTAAGCTATAATTTGCAGAAGGAAAGTTTACGAATACTAGATCATTATCTTGATCAATACCTACGACTTGACCATACGCAAAGTTTGTAGCTCCCGATAAACCAGATCCGCCCGAATTAAATCTTGCTGTACCTGCTGATAGTGTAGCATCAGAGATAAAGTAATCACCAACTTTTGGGAATCCGCTTCTATCAGCTTGTGGTGTGTATGTATCAGCGTAAGTGCCTGGAAACAATTGAAACGCAAGTGTACCTGTAGAAGTCTGAATAACATTATCAATTACTGCAACTGAATAACCCCATCCACCATCTGTGATATCAAAATCAATGACTGCTGTTTCTGCTTCAGATATCTCTGATACTGCGGCAGTTGCGTTGATGCCTGATTTATTAGACCTAATAATAACTTTATCACCTGGCTTGTTGCCTGCTGATCTGTTAGACCTTTCAATTGGCGCACTAGTGATCGATCCAAAGATATCTTGCCCTGGATATAGATCAACTTCTACACCANTNCGTGCGCCACGCACACGCAAGTTATCGTCTCTAGTAAATGCACCATTTAAATTTGATAGATATAGAATGGGTACAATCAGACCATCTAAAGTCTGAAAAACGAGTTCATCAACAAAAGCGTCTGCCTTTGAAGTATCGCCTGATATTCTATCGCCTTTGCGAATAGGATAATCTACAATAGTAAGTACAGGTGCCATTTCAAGATAGCGTGTTGACCCATACTTTGAATCTGAAACTCGTAGAATGTAATAGCTAGGATAGAATACTTCGATCTCATTGTCAAAGAACATTTGAAATAATAGTTCTACACTTTCTTTAGAACCTTTTCTACGATATAAGTCTTGAATATGTTTTACAATAAAACGAGTATCGTCTGGACCCTTTAAAGGTAATGCATTTAAATACTTCTTTTTAAAGTATAATAGAAAACGCTCAAACGTAGTATCGATATCTCTGATAGCAAACGCATCTCTAAAATCGTTTTGTCTTGTATCGATATATTCATAATACGATTTAACAAAATCAACAAAGATAGGACCCTCTTCCCGATAGATACCAGGAAATTGCTGAGGTATATCAGTGTAAATGTTCTTACGAACTTGTTTACTCGAAGGTCTTACGGTTGACATGTTTAGATGGACCTTACATTAATAGTTACATCTTGTGGTCTAATGATAAGAATTCTATCTTTAGGTGATTTAATATCTTTGTTTGCTGTGTTAGCATATATTTTAATTGCGTTATTACCAGAATAAGAATCTACTTTAAACTTAGACAATTTAACTTGACCTGTAGCGTAATCTACAGTACCAATTTTTCTCTGGAAGATACGTCTAGTAGAGACCGCAGATGTTACTGCTAGAATATTGCCTATACCATCGTCTTGTAATATAACTTCTGTTCCGTTCATTGTGAACGTAGAACTTGAGATCGCAGGCTCGTAATTAGCAAAGCCTACTGTTTCGTCTAATGCATATGGACGATCAAGTTCGTTAACAAAATCAAACGCTGGGTTTGTTATGACGTTAAGTGCTGGCTTATACTCAATAATAGCCTTTGACAAAATCTCTGAACTCTGAATTGAAACGTCAACTGCATCTACGTAATTTGCTATACGTGACTGTCGTAATGCTATACCAAACTGATTAAGATTTGCTTCGCTGTAATCAGTAATAGCTGTCTTTACGAGTGCCGATATGTCAGCAGAGTTCTTTGTAGTTAAGTTAGGATTATAGTTGACACGTAAGTTCATGTCAATGTACATAAACTCAGCCGCTTTAAATACTGGATCGATAGTCAGTGGTGTTTTCTCACGAATGAATTCTTTAAATGCAATAATCTCACTGTCGCCCGCTCCGATAGAACCGAGAACATCAACAGAGATAAACACTTTACCGTATTGTGGAGGCGTTAGTTCATCACCACCATATACAGAGATTGCTTGAATAGACGGGAACTGTTGCTTGAGTAGAATTTCGTAGTCTGATCTAGTTACTGCACGTTCTTGTGTCTGAATAGATTTAGGTGCGAAGAACTTAATGTCTTCTACACTCTCACTCATAGCACCGAACTTCGCAGTGTATGTGTTTGTGACCTGTGCAGGAAAGCCTGCTACGTTATTAATAGGTGAGAAGTTACGTGCGCCATTTGCTTCACTACCTTTTGTTACACGATATTCGATTTCAATAACATTACCGCTTGCTGGTTCAGCACCAAACTTATTGCGACCAAAATCAATTTTATATAGATTATCGAAGTAAGGCTCTAAGTAGAATACACGATCATTTAATTGTACACCAAATATAGAAGTCTTTCTGATATATTCTTTTTTGTTGGACACTGCATTTACATTATCACGTACATTAACACGAATACTATCGATGTCAAGGTTTTCGTTATTGATAATATAGTCTAGTGGATCTGTTGTGCTACCTACTGTATAGAACTCTCTTACTACTTTACCTTCATACACTGGAACGTCTGTAATTGAATAAACACCATTTAATGCTGTGACGCTATGATTTCGATCTGTAGAGAATGTAAACGTTTTATTTCCGCACTGTGCATTAAACTTTGTACCTTTAGGGATTGTTACAAAGTTTGGATTATCAGTTACGTTATTTAAAGTGATATTCAATAATGCTTTTGCACTCTTACGTGAACCAGGTGTGTAACCTAATTCTTTTGCATGGCTTTGTACGTTTTCTCGCATGATAGCAGAATCCATGAACATCTCTGAGAATGCCATGTTGCGATAGAAGTTATTCTGAAACGTGTTAGCCGCAAGAACGTCTAGTAAGACATTCATGTTAGACCCTTCAAAGTCATAGTCTCTGAACTGTGCTTGACCTTTCAAATAAGTCTTTAGATTTGCTTTTATTTGTCCAAAGTCTAATTCTGTGAACGGTAAATTGTCTGCCATTATCTTACCCTAGTTAATGATGTCACCAGTGTGACTGGTTCTGAACTATTTATGACTTTAAATACAACAGCAATATTTACTTGATTATCATCTACAGACGATCTTACGTCTATTCCGATGATGTCTGCCCTTGGTTCATAAGCCTCTAATGTGTCTTTGATTACTTCTTTCATAAGAATGATAGTATCGGGTGTCATATTATCAAATAGCATTTGACGTATATTACATCCTAGATTAGGCTGATATGGTCTTTCGCCCTTATCAGTAAGCAACAAATTTTTAATAGAAGCTTTTACAGCTTCTTCATTTGTCTTTCTCGCAAGGTCTTGTGACACAGGATTTTCATCCAGATTCATGAAAAAATCTGAATACAATTCCTGCTTCTTTGTGATCGGTGTAATTCGTGCCATACGTTTACCTTGCTTTTCTCTTATTTATACTTATTCAATGGGTATTCTAACCGTTTCAGTACCAGTAAATCCATCATCGTCTGTGAATGGTCTTGTTACTGTATACGCATTATACTCACCCGTTTTTGGATCTGTTGAATAACCAACAAACGAATCACCTGCAGAAAGATCACTATCACTTATCGGGAAGTCATCTGGTACTGGTGCGCCTTGAATTCTGTTACCGCTCGGTTTTTCTGAAGTCGGGTCACTATGAGGACTTGGTGTTTCAGTTGGTGCTTGCGGAGCTTTAGGTCCGTTTGTAAAGTCACCACGCTTATGTGCGTTAATATATGATTGAAACTTACCACTGTCGCCCCATGAAACGTTTGCACCGTCTCGCATATCAATATGAATAAAGTTAACTCCACCACTGAAGTAGACTTTCATTCCGACAAAGCCTTCTTGGCTTGCTACACGAATAAAGTTTCGTACTTCATCGTCTGACTTTCCACGCATGTTTACGTCAAGTGCTAGTCCTGACTTGTGTGTAGAGTTCTTAGCGACTCCGCCAGTATTTTTAGCTAACTCAGCATTGTATTGAGGTGATCTATATGCTGAGTTAATATTAAACTCAGTTTCTAGTCTATCACCCATACGCATTAGTCCTGCGTATACTTTATTTCTAACTTGTCTCCAACCATCGCCTGCTACACAATCAGTAACATTAGAAAAACGTGAATGCATATTGATTACACCACTGTTCCATGTAGCATAGCCGGGTAGACCACTATCACTCATACCAGCAATTGCTGATCTTTGCTTTGATGTGATCTCTGTATTCGTAGCCCAGAACTCTGGATCTGGCGCAGGTGGTGGCGGTCCAGACTTATCTCGTTCTGTTGATTTTCGGTTGTTTGCGTCTCTTAATACTTTTCTACCATTTCTACGTGCAGTATCGTTTAAGCGAGGTGCGCCAGCTTGAACTGCTTTAGATGTTTCTTCTAAACCCATGCTCTTAAGAATAGCTTCTTGCGCAATGACTCCAGCAACAAATGTTTTGATACCATCAAGTGGGCTTTTCATAAAGCCTTGAATGAGTTCACTGAATTGACAAAAGCGGAATAGTAAAAGAGCAATAGCATCAGGTGTCAAGTCTTCGAACTGAGCAACAGACTTATCAATAAACTCTTTGATCTTGTCTTTCAACTTGTCTAATGTAAAGTCTTGCATAAACGCTTTAACGTCATTCATCTTCTTCTGAATGGCTTGACCGATTTGTTCTACGTTGCTTTGAATGTTATTAGCAAAGTTAGTAAACTGTGTTACAACACCTTCAATTTGACCAAGTATAGCATCTTTAACTTTATCTACAATCTTTAAGAGCATTTCTTTTAAGATTTCTAGTTTAAGTTTTTCCTTGATTTGTTTGATCAAATATGTTAGATCGAAACTTTTCAATTTATCTAGCAAACTCTCGCCAAGTTGAATGAGTGCAATCAGTTGATTAATCTTACCAAAGACATTACCAAACGATCCGCAGAAGCCAGCAGAGATACTGTTAGCTAAGTTTTGCGCATAATAGAATTCTAATTGACTTAATATATTATTGATACCTGTAGTACCTGAACCCAGTGCAGTATTTGATGGACTGACGGGCAGTGTGACAGGACCTTTTATGAACTCTTGAAACTGAAAGATATCTGCATCAAAGTCATCAATGTCAATACTAGATTGCTGTAAGAAATCTGCAACTTCTGTGTATAGAATGGGAGACTGTTGAAATCTTTGATTGAGAAACGGATAGTCACCATTTCCAATATCAATGTTTCGTAAAGTTCTTGTTAAGTTACCAGCAGATGATAGCAATGCGCCTCTATCAAAGCCAGCGGCTGGGTTTGCTTGTTGTAAAAGCAAATCTGTAAAGTTAAGAAGACCGTCTTCTGCACTTAAACTACCAGACCTGATAGCACCATCTGCATATATTTGAGCAAAAGTTGTTGGTTTACAAGTCATAGTTACTCCGAATCATCTATAGTATCAGATGTAATACCATCTGGCGTAGGTTGTACAGCACTGATACCTTCGTTTGATGCATCAGATGGTCGTCTTGCAGGTGGGTCACTAAGCGTTACTGTAACAGCCTTTGCGCCTTCTGGTGCTTCTGCCGCTTCTTCAGTATCGACTACTGCCGCANNTGTAGTTTCGCCTAGTCTTACTTCAGAGCCATCTAGTTTAGCAACACCGCTTGACTTCATATCAAGTTTGCCACTTGTTACTGTAATCGCTGTATCTTTCGCTATAGATATGTCTGC